TAATCCGGTAACAAAAGATAAAGATATACAGTTCTTTATGGTAGGATCAAAGAAGTATGAATGCAACAGCACAGCCGCATATGGCATAGCACATGCTGTAGACGGTTCACACTCATATGATCTAAACACATTTACAAAACGCTATGTGCAAAACACAGCACCAGGTGATAGAGTAGAGAATGGCTGGCATATGGCTGTACCTGAACATATGGCTAAAGGTGGCGAATATCGTGTTAGTATGACTGGTGAGTTTGAATGCGTACACTTGATATTCAAAACACACAAAATACAAGAGTTCGCAAACATCTATTTAAAAGTAGAGCCACGCTAAATATTTCTATGTTTGTATTTGGTAATGGTGAGAGTAGACACGGTCTCGATATTAATAAAATAAAAGGAATAAAGATTGGTTGTAATGCTATCTTTAGAGACTTTAAAATTGACCACCTAAGTTGTTGTGATCGACGAATGGTACAAGAGGCTGTACAATCTAAGATAAATTTGTCTACACCAATCTATACACGTACTGACTGGTTAAGGTACTTCCGACACGATACTAACATCAATGTGTTTCCTGACTTGCCATACACCGAAAGAACAATACGACCAGACGAACCCTTTCAATGGGGGAGTGGACCGTATGCAGTACTGCTCGGTGCTTGCCTTAACGACGATGACAATCACTTAATAGGATTTGACTGTTGGGGAGCAGGTGATGGCAAACGGTTTATAAACAACATGTACAAAGGAACAAAAAATTATCAAGTTGATAATTATAGAGCAGTAGGTCCGAGTTACTGGATACATCAAATCGGAAAAGTAATTGAATGTTTTCCTAATCAGCAATTTATATTTTATAATAATGAAGACTGGGAAATGCCTGATATGTGGAAACATAAAAATAGCTGTAAAAAAACTCTTGACAAACTACATGAAATTTAGTATAATATAAGTATGATACAGAGGACTAAGTGTTCGCCCCTCTTTAAATATTCCGCACACTCTACATAGGAGTATAAATGACTTATTATAGCACAAAAACATATGGACACAACATCGGATTATCAGCGGTGTTCCGTCAACCAAACGCAGATCATTCACATTGCCACTTACTGCATGGGTATAGCTTACAATTTAAATTTACATTTGGTTGTGCAGACTTAGATAATAAAAACTGGGCAGTAGACTTTGGTGGACTAAAACCACTTAAGGCTTGGCTTGAAGATCACTTTGATCATAAGACAGCAATTGACAGAAACGATCCGCACATGGATACGTTCCTTGAATTGCAAAAGAAAGACATTATTGAAATGAGAGTGTTTGACGGTGTTGGTGCAGAGAAGTTTGCAGAACACGCCTGGCGCTTTGCAGATAACTTAGTACGTGAAATGTCAGATGGACGTTGCTGGTGCGAGTCAGCAGAATGTGCAGAGCATGGATCTAACAGTGCAATCTATACACCGTTTACAATACAGAAAACAACATTTGCTGAATGAACTATGTCGTATGTTTAAAACACGGACACAAGTATAGTTCAGACTATGTAAATAATCTGTACAATATGGTCAAAAGGAATCTCACAGTTCCTTTTGAATTTGTTTGTTTTACAGAAAATACTACTGACCTTCTACCTATAATAAAAACTTTACCATTACCGGATATTAAAGATATGACTGGCTGGTGGTACAAACCAATGTTCTTTAATAAAGATCTTCCTTTAAAGGGTACCATACTTTTTATGGATCTTGATGTAGTAGTTTTTGAAAATATTGATAGATTGTTTACTTACAAGCCAGAAAAGTTTTGTATAATAAGAGACTTTAATAGACATGTTCGTCCAGACTGGAATAAAATGAATTCAAGTGTATTTCGAATTCAAACTGGTCAACATAGTCATGTATATGATGATTTTATTTATAATCCTGCTCAAGCAAAACGTCTACACGGAGACCAAGACTGGATATTCTTACAAACAAAGGATAAAGAATTTGAATTTTGGCCAGATGATTGGATACGCAGTTATAAGTGGGAAATGCGTGGTAAGCCTGATATGACATTTATAGGCGGCAAACGAAACTTTAAAACGATTGGTGAACCAGTTATACAACAAGATAATTGTATAGCAGTATTTCACGGAGATCCTAACCCTAAAGAATGTCGAGACCCCTGGGTAGTTGACAACTGGAAATAAAGAGTGTATAATAAAGTATGGATTTAAAATTTACAACATGCGGTGACTATATGAATCAACCAATAGAGCGTATTGGCTTTGCTTGCAAATACATGCATCCAGACCAATCGCAGAAAAAGAAACTGCTTGAAGAGATTCAACGCCCGCTAAATACTCGTAGCACAACTGTACAGTGGCTCAACAGGCAAACTGTAGATGTTGCTGAAGAACGCTTGTGGGAACTTATGGTTCACAACATTGCGTCATACAAAAGGTTGATTGAATATGTGGGAAGTCTTCCACCTGAACTTCGGATGGTTCGACTCGGTTCTGATGTTCTTCCTGTTTATACCCAGCGGGATTGGTGTTATTACTGGCGTAAGCCTGACGTGGTTGCGTACTGTGAGAGAGCGTTCGCAGAAGTCGGTGCCACGGCAAGAGCCCTTGATGTGCGACTATCGATGCATCCAGGTCAGTTCACAGTCCTCGCAAGTGACACCCCCGAAATTGTAGATAGGAGCATAGAAGAATTTGAATATCACACCGATGTCATCCGCTATATGGGTTACGGCCGACAATTCCAAGACTTTAAGTGCAACGTACACATCTCAGGCCGCAAAGGTCCAACCGGTATCAAAGCCGCGCTTAAACGTCTCTCACCGGAGGCAAGAAACACTATTACAATCGAAAACGACGAAAACAAATGGGGACTCGAAGACAGTCTTGAGCTTGCAGACGATCTCGCTTTGGTGTTAGATGTGCATCATTTCTGGTGTAGAGAAGGATATTATATTGATCCTAAGTCAGATGACTTTAAACGTGTAATTGATAGCTGGCGTGGTGTACGTCCTGCAATGCATTACAGCTACAGCAGAGATACAGCACTACCCGAAGGCTTTGCACACGATACAATGCCAGACTTTCCTGCACTATTAGAAGCAGGACACAAGAAAGGCAAGCTACGAGCGCACAGTGATTACTATCCTAACAATGCAGTTAATGACTATGCACTAAGTTTCTTGCCTTATACAGATATCATGTGCGAAAGCAAATGTAAGAACTTAGCAAGTATTGACTTGTATAAATATTACAAAGGAAAAGATAATGAGTTTCAACTTAAAGAGCATGTACGGACGCAAGAAACAACAACCCCAGAGTTCATCGGCTTCGGATAAGAATCCTAATCGTGTAGCAGGTGGGTTACGTGCGCAGGGCGCTGACCATGTTGTTATGGTTAGTGAAGATGGTGCTGAGAACCAAATTCCTACACAGCGGTATGTACAAAGTTTAGAAGAGCAAATTCGTAAACAACGTGCAGCTATTACAGTTTTAGAACGTAAACAAGCAAGACAAACAAAAACGTTAGAAAGTTTAGACACTTTCGTAAGGAGTAGATCATGATTAGACAATGGATTAAAAATAGATTAGATGAACGCACATCGTTAGATGGCGCTGTATTAATTGCAGTTGGATTAGTTATTCTAATAGCAGGACCGTTTGCTAAGTTGGCAGCATATGGTGCTATTGCATACGGTGCTTGGACTATTTGGAAGCAAGAATAACTATAATTTACTAATATCTAAATTACTTGAAGCAGATACATTCCATATCTGTTTCTTTTCTACACCCTTCTTTTGAGCAAAAACCTTGCTATCACAATTCTTACATACGTGAAAGTAGGAATTACTTAGGCGCTTTGGATCCATGCTACCTCTTGTGCGCTCAAACTCTGCATCACAGTTATCACACCTAAATACACATATAGTCTGTTCACGCTTGTAGGAGTGTTCCTTGCCGGTTTTGCTTTTGCGAACGTGCCGGGTTTGCTTTTTAAATTCTTTTATAAACATAACTATATTTACATTAAGATTATAAAACAATACGATAAATATTAAAAAGGAATACTATGAGCATACTTACTTTAACCTCAGCAGCAGAAAAACAGATTGACCTTATAAGTGAAGAAAACGATTGCTACGGCATCACACTTAACATTAAAGGTGGAGGATGTGCTGGATTTGAATATGAATGGGGCACAATTGCAAGTCCAACAGACTTAGCAGAAGATGATACATTAGTAAAGACAGCAAGCGGATGTGCGTTTGTAGTTGGAGCACATAGTTTAATGTTTCTAATAGGAACAGAAGTAGATTACGTTAGAAGTTTAGTTGGTTCTAACTTTGAGATAAAAAATCCTAATGCCCAATCAGCGTGTGGCTGTGGCGTTAGTGTAAATTTTGATATGGATAAATTAGCCGTACCGGCTATATAGGAGTTTAAAATGGCAGTAGAAATTATTAACATTGGAGTTGAAGGAAACGATGGTACCGGAGATAGTATTCGTCAAGCGTTTTCAAAAGTTAATAATAACTTCAATACATTATTTGGTATATTTGGATTGGGCGGCAGCATTAGTTTAGTAGGACTTGACGATGTTGCAGACACTCCAGTACAAAATGCTGTATTAACATGGAACGATGATGTTGCAAATCCACAAGTAGTTTACAAAACTATTGTTGGTGAAGGCGGTATTAATGTTGACACTGTTACTGATCCTACTGTAATTAAATTACAAAATACTGCATCTGTTATTAGTTTAGATACAAGTCCAGAATTAGCTGCTGCAACTAAGATTTCTGGTATCGCTGCTTACAATGATTTAACATACAATGATTTAGTTAATGAAGTATTTTATCAAGGTGATGATCCTTTACAACCAACTCGTGTTGGACTTGTTGAACAATGGCGTGCAACACACGGTCAGCAAGCAATGGATCCCTCTAAATTTTTAGTACCAAAAGGATACACTGATCAAACATATACAAACGTAGACGGCGATACTATGTCTGGTCCGCTTGTTATTCCGAGTAATACCAGTTATACTGCATGGGCCGGCGGAGTAGTATACACCGAAGGCGACATAGTTACAAGAGATAACAACTTTTATAAAGCAGCAACGGATATTCCAAACTCACAAAATTTATTTGCCAATAACGAATGGGTAAACTTAGGCACAGTATCGTCTCAAGCAATACAAGTTAGCGAAGCTGTAAAAAGATCAGGCGATAGTATGGAAACTGGCGCACTACTTAACTTAGGTGATCACCCAGGTACATTTGCAGGATTTGGTAATGACGGTGCGCCTGATGATTTACAAGCAGTAACAAAATTGTATGTTGACAGAAGTAGTTTCTTTTCAGGTAATAACATTTTTGTAAGCACCAAAGGTGATGATAGTCAAAGAACTTCTCCTCCAGGAAAAGAAGGTAGATCACAAGCTACAGCATTTGCTTCTATCAACGCTGCTGCACGAGCTGCTGACGAAGAAATAAGAGTTAGTGAAGTACAGCCAGGGCCGTATTTACAAACAGTTACAATAGATAACGGAAATGATAATAGTACAGTACAAGCTGCAAATTGGGTAACTACAAACTATCCTATTGCAAAACAATTATTAGAAAACAATTTAAGATTTATAACAGAAGAAACATTAGCCTGGACAGATGCACAAATTTCAGAAGCTGTAGGTCCAGCTGCACCCGGAGTTGCTAATTTTTACTTGTTTGATTACAACGAACAAACATGGAGAACTGATTTAATAACAGCATTGAATGGTATGTTGTTTGATTTAATTAGTAGTGATGGTGTTCTTGCAAACGATCAATCTATATTAACAGCGTTAAGGTTACGAAGAAATCACAGACGTGAAAGTTTACAATGGAATGCTGCAATGAATTTTGCAAAAACAAGAACAGACTTGGTTTTCCAAAACGTATTAATTGATGATAGTAATGTGTTTCAAACACCAGCAACACCAGGTGATGTTTCTACGTTACCTTATGTACAATTTGTTGGATCTCAACTTGCAGAAAATGCAATAAAAGATCACATTGTTGGGGATATCGGAGTTGACGATCCACTATTTGACATACACAAAGATGCAATGTTATTAGGCTTACCTTACACAGATGCACTAACAGTAGTTGAAGGTATACAGTATCTTGTAGAAATTACAGACGGGTCAGCTGTATCAGTTGATCAGGGTATTGAACAAACTGATCCTAATAGTCTTGTTACAACAACTGACTTACTACCAGGTAAAGTTTTACGAGGTAGAACAAGTGGTGCTATAGGTAAAATTATTAAGTATGATAGGTCAGGAGATAACGATGACTTGTATCTACAATTATTAGAACCTACAGAGTTCCTTGCAGGCGAAGAAATAGAATACGGTGCTTTTGTAAAAACTTCACAAATTACAATCTTTATTGAATCAGGTGAATACTTTGAAGAACTACCAATTCGTGTTCCGCCAAATGTAAGTATCAAAGGTGACGAGTTTAGACGTAGCTTAGTTTATCCAAAGCCTGGTGCAAGTACAAGTCCATACACAGCATCGTTCTTCTATAGAGACCCAGTATTTGATAATATTCGTCTTATAGATTACCATGGCGCAAGTATTAAAGCAGATTTAGCTGGTACTCCAACACTAACACCTAACGAAGCAACAACAGGATATGAAAGAACATCCGTAATAACATTTAGTAGTGGCACAGTTCCATCAAGTTGGGTTGGCTCATTTATTGTTATTACAGGAGGAACAAATGAAGGTGCCGAAGCATATGTAAAAAGTGTAGACGGAAGTACAGCAACAGTTATAATAACAACTCCGTTCTTAAACACAAATGCAAATGCAAACACAGAATTTGAAGTGTATGCTTGTAACCCATATGGGTTCCATTACTTAGTAGATCCTACTAAGCCACGTGACATAGGCACTGACATTGTTAATCAAGGCGGTTACACTCAAGCAAGTGATTTAATAAAAGCAAACAGAGCTTTTATACTTGCTGAGACTAATCAATTTATCATAAACAATTATCCAAGTTATACTCAGCAAGGAACACTAAGAAATCGAATCGGATTATTAATAGATAATCTTGCTGACGATCTTGTATCAGGTTTAAATAGCGGTGTACTTAAAGCTCAGAAAAGATTTTGGCAAACAGATACAATTACTTCTCAGGCTGCAGAAAGTCATACTGTAATTAATTGGCTTAAAACTGTTATAGAAGCAGTAACAACAAATGACGATACTTATGTAGTTTTAAACTTAACTGATACTGTAAGAGTTATAGAATCTATAAATGGAGAAGCAGGCACTACAGCTATCATCAATAACTTAGTTGACCTTAGTAATTATTGGTACGACACAGGTACATTAGCCGTAAGAACTACATACAACCCAGCTAAAGATAACTCGGTACTTGACGTACTGTTGTTAAACGATTCAACTGTTATAAGAAATATAACAGGCGCTCGTCATGGCGGGTTCTTAGAAGTTATGGATCCTGAAGGACAAATACTTACAAGATCACCGTATACACAAACTTGTACAAGTAGTTCAAATTCGTTTACACCATTTAGAGGTGTTGAGAAAAAATTCCGCGGCGGCATGTTTAATGACGGTTATGTAAGTAATCTTCAAACAACGGTTACTGCACAAAATGTTGCAGACGGTGGTGGCTATAGAGAAATTACAGTTACAAGTAGCGCAGTACAAGGCGGACTAAGATACAGAAAACCACAGACACCATTTCCGTTTTATTATGGTGGTGATAGATTTACAGTTGACAGTATAAGTGATTATAATGCAGCTACAGGAACAGCAGTTTTATACCTTAATGAAACTACGCCTTGGACAGGTGGATTATCTCAAGATATTGTTGTGCAAACAGCTGGTAACAGAAGTTTATTAGGCAATGACTTTACACAAGTTAACGACATGGGCTACGGGTTAGTTGTCACAAACAACGCACTTGCTGAAATGGTTAGTGTATTCACATACTATTGTCACATTGCTTATATTTCACACAATGGCGGGCAAATTAGATCGCTTAATGGATCTAACGCTAATGGTAAATTTGGTCTTGTTGCATCAGGTAATGACCCAGACGAGATTCCAACTCCAGTAACCTTAAGAGATAATACTACACAAAGTTGTCAAATTTATAATGTTGATACTAAAATACAATTAGATGGTATTACACTGAATAATGTTAAAGGACAAACAGTAACACAAGGTGCAGTAACTGGTACTGTTGCGTTTACTTTAGCAAACAGTGATACTATCTATCTTGAAAATGTTACTGGCGGTGTGTTTATTGATGCAGATTTACAATTTGATACAACAGGTGCAAATACAACAGTTACAGCAGCACAAGTATTAGGAATTGTAAAAGACGGATTTACATCTAATCAAAACGATGCGTTCTGTTTTGCTTTTGACTTTGCTACACGCCCACAGAACGGCAGTGAAATAAGTTTATATCATTCAAACCTTGATAGATATGTTACATACACTATTGTAAATGCAAGTGACGAAGATCCAGTGTTTGGACCATTTGGAAGCATTGCAGGTAGCAGCGGCGGAACATATGATAGAGACAATGTTATCTATAGATTAAACTTTACTGCTGGTATTGGTGGTTCGGATGATAATAAACTAAAACAATTTTTCACGCACGGTACAACGGCTACATTCCATAACAGAAGCACACACGTTATAACAGAAGATATATCAGATCCAATAGCAATTGATAAACTTGTAATTCGTCCAAGTACTGCTATTGTATTTGACGACTTACCTAATACAACTGGTAGAACAATCAACTTCCAATTAATTGAAGGCACATCACCAAAAGAAATTACAACACGTTTTGACACAGGGCTAAACATATTTACTATGACTGTTGCCCTTGCTGGTATTGGCTCAGGTCGTGGTGAGCAAGGCGACAGTGCTTTAGCAGTTGCAAAACTATCAGCATTAGTGTTAGAAGATATTAGCAATGCTACAACATCTGGAAACAATTTTGTTTTTGCTTGGGAAGGTAGATTACATACAATTACTACAGTAGACACAACTGATGTAGCATTTGATGTTGTTAACTTTACTGATGTTGGTGGCACAAGTGATATTAGTTTTGACGACGATACAAGTAGAACATATAGTGCTACCGGACTTGCATACACTACTAACGTAGGTACTGGCGCAGGACCGATTATTAGAGCAGGGTTACAAGCTACCAGTGAAGCAGACGTTAGTATTAGAATTAGTACTAACCGTGCTACATCACATGACTTCCTTGATATCGGTACTGGCGGCTACAATCAAAGTAACTATCCAGAACAAATTTACGGTATACCGTCAGACGAGAATTCACCTGTAAGTGGAAGTGGCGTAGTTGACGATCAAGGTGTTAATCCAAAAGCACAAGTACAAGAAAGATCAACAGGACGAGTATTCTTTACAAGTTCAGACCAAGACGGATTCTTCCGTGTAGGTAAATTCTTTAGTGTTGACCAAGGTACTGGTGAACTTGACTTTGGCGGCAGAATTAGCTTTACACAAGTCACAGGATTAGGATTTGAATCAGGCGGTGCTGTTGTAAGAGAATTTAGTACAGACGGTAGTTTTTCTAATCCAAATCACGAAACAGTTCCAACTGAGTTGGCTGTTAACACATATTTGAACAGACGTTTAGGTGCAGACAAGAATGGTACTGCAATTGGTGCTACTAAAATTGGACCAGGATTTGTTCCGTTAGATGGCGGTGACGATTTCCAAATGACAGGAAATCTAAATGTAGGACTTAATACTATTACAAACATCTTTACGCCAATTGATACTGGACCTAATGCATCTCCAGATGATCACGCTGTAAACAAAGGATATGTATTATCAAAAGTTAGTAATAGTAATACTTTAGATAAGATTTGGCAATTTGAATCTGACAACACCGTTCCTGTAGATTCTACAGATATTATGTTTGCAACTGGAGGACTACGTTTATTCTTAACAGAAGATACCGGAGCAGGTTTCCAGGTAGGTGATGTATTTAGAGGCGGTGGTGTTCCGATAGACGACGATGGTGACCCAGGAACTCCGCCAGTAGTTGTAACAGGCAACCTTACTTCTAAAGGTGTAGTTATAGATAGAGGATCATTCTTAGGCGCAAACGGTATTACATACGTTCTTATAACTTATGGAAAAGTTGAAGATCCTGCAACTCCTGGAACATTCTTTGATACAGTGTTTTCAAATACTGACGGACAACTTACACAACAAACACTTGTTGGTAGTGTATACCAAGACTCCGTTGGAGCAGTAACAGGTATAGTATCTGACATCAATACTGATGGCGCATATGACGAAATTATTCTTGGAAAACAGGAAACCGGAAGTGTAAGAGATATTCAAATTGATCTAAGTAGAGTGGCATCTGGTGCAACATACACTACAACTATTAAGGATGATCGAATCCTTAATAGAATGGTTAACTCAAACGCAGGCATAATACAAAGTAAATTAAATATGGAACGTGCTGGGGTGCTTACTGATAGTACTGGTTTAGAAGGATTTGCTCTTGAAGACACTGGACAGGCAAATAGAGGTCTTGCAGCATTTGAATACGAAAGTTTTGCTGAAGATGTTCTTATAAGAACAGAAACAAGTGGTACATTAGCAGCAGGCGATAAAATTACTAATGCTGGCGGAAGTTTAGGTTATGTTGTTTCATCTGTATCAAACTCTACATCATTTAAGATAAGAACTGCTGACACATTTGCAGTAGGCGAAACATTATCTGTAAATGACACTGTATCAACATTAGTTATTATGGCTAACGAACCAAATAATAATTTGTACGGAGTAGAAAGAACTGGCTTTATTAATATAAAAGACAAGTCACTAAGTTACGATAAATTCTTACCATTAGCAGCTGACTCGTTAATTGGTAATAATACAGATGCTACAGCACAACCTGCTAATGTTACTATGGAAGCCACATTAAGAACTGGCTTAATTAATTTAGGAATTACTGAAGATGCTGGCAATATTAATCCAGACCAATACAACGTTGCTGTAATTAATTATAATGATAATACAACATTAAGATCTGTAGAAACTATACCAGCAAGTGCAGGCGACCTTGCAGACGGATTTGTACTAAGAGACGGCAATGGTTATATTGTTACTACTGGAGTAAAATTATCTGAAAGTGGTGCAGTTGTTATGTATCTCGATGGCGACCAATTAGTACTAAACAATAATAGTGCAACAAATGGTCAAATACTAACAAGTGCGACTGGAGAAACACAAAGTATAAATGGTGTGTCCACACAATATCCACTTAAACTTGCTACATCTGGCAATATAGAAGTTGGTGATATTACCAGAGGTACAAGTGAAGAAAGTAATTTCCATTCAGCAAGTGCTTATGGCTCAGCTGGTGGTGGTGCTGGCGGAACTGTTGAGAAGAGTGCATTAGCTTCACGTTGGATTTATAGTTCATTCATTGAAGCACCAGACGAAAAAGACTTATCAAGTACAGGTATAGCAATAGGTGCAGGTACAGGATTTGACAATGCTGGAACAACTGCTGTTGGTAATTCAAAAATTAGTATTATTACCGGCGGCGGCGTAAGAATTACTACAAATGATGACGATACAAGTATTACTAACAGGCTTATAACTGAAAATCAAGAAACATTATTTAATTATAAATCAGGTGATGCTCAAGGTATTATACATTCTTTCTATAAAGATAGATCAGACAATGCAGGATCAAGTGCAGACGGTGATCAGATTTACATTGCAACATTTAGTCAAGAAGATGAGCAAGAAGTTAAAAGAAGATTTGCATCTATTGAAGTAACTGCAAAATCTACAGATGCAACAGTGTTAGGTACGCAAGGTAAAGGCCAAATAACATTTAGCACATTAGCTTCAACTGGAAATGGAAGTAATAGTACACCTGGTTCAGAAGTATTAACTCAACAAATGATAATTGACGATGAATCAATTCAACTAAAAGCAAAAAATATAGACATTGGTGACGGAACTGCTGATATCGTTAGTGTAAACGGTCGTTTTGATACAGGACTTATTCCAAATTCTTCCGCAGTAGGCAGCTTAGGCTCAAGCACATTACCATGGAATGAATTACATATAAATGGTAATATTGAGCCAGACAGTGATCAAGCATCTGGAAGTAGTGAGCAGGATCTTGGAACAGCAGGTAGAAAGTTTAGAACAGCATATGTTCAAACTCTTTCAGCAGGCGGTAACAATGTAGCAGGAAACATAGAAGGTGACTGGTCATTAACTTCGGGTAGTACATTACATGCTACATATGCTGACTTGGCAGAAAAATATACAGCAGATAATTCATACGAACCGGGTACTGTATTAGTACTGGGCGGAGAATATGATGTTACAACAACTACTACTAAAGATGATCACAGAGTTGCAGGAGTAGTATCTACAAATCCTGCATTTATTATGAATGAAAATCAAATAGGTGATAACGTTGTTGACCTTGCATTACAAGGACGTATACCTTGTAAAGTAATTGGAATTGTTGCGAAAGGCGATTTACTCGTTACGAGTGCAATGCCTGGATATGCTATTGTTAACAATGATGCAAAACCAGGTAGAGTAATTGGTAAATCTTTAGAAAATAAAGGCTCTCAAGATAAGGGAGTGATAGAAATAATGGTAGGCAGAACATAATTTTGCGTTCTGATAAATACTAAAAATAGATAGGATATTCACTAATGGCAAATAGATTTCCACTTGTAATTGATACTACAAACGAAAACAAAATTTCAGAATTACCAACAGGTGACAATTTAAATTTAACTGGGAGTGACATATCAGCAGTTAATGACATATATGTTTCCGGTACAATTTTTACAAACACCGGTGAAGCATACAATACATTTAGTGGCGATTACAATGATCTTGCAAACAAGCCAGTTTTGTTTAGTGGCGATTATACAGAATTAGCAAATAAGCCAACTATACCAGGAGTATTAACAGATTTAAATATTCTTGATGGCTTAGACGGACAAGTATTAACAACTGATGGTAATGGTAACTTTTCGTTTGCCGAAAGCACAGTTAGTAACTATAACGACTTAGTAAATAAACCAGTAATACCTGCAACACTTATTGACTTAGGTATACAAGACGGCGGCGCAAATCAATACTTAAAGTCTAACGGTAATGGAACATTTGAATTTGATACACTAAGTGCAATTCAATCGTATACTTACAGTGCTAATCAAATGGCAACTATTGCAGCTGACATGGTTCTTATTCCAGGCTCTGGACAAAATTTAAAAATTAATAGTGCTACCAGTTTAATTTTACCAGTTGGTGATACATTGGCACGTGGAGTAGACATACAAGGCGGAATTAGATTTAATACAGAAGGTGGCGTATTTGAAGGGTACGATGGCACTAATTGGAGAGGCTTAGGCGGCGTAGTTGATGTTGACCAAGATACATTTATTAGAGCAGAAGTTTCGTCAGGGTCTGATGAAGACACAATACAATTTTTTACTGGCGGACAAGGAAGTGCAACACTATCGTCAACACAGTTTGCGTTAGATTCAAATGTTGATACAATACTTCAAGCAACAACAGCAACAACTACTTCAACAACAGGTGCGTTGACTGTTGCTGGTGGCGTAGGCATTGCAGGCGGCATAGTAGTAGACGGTACTGTTAACCAAACAAATACAACTCAAAGTAATTCTACAGTAACAGGAGCACTAACTACAGTAGGCGGAGCAGGTATTGGAAAAAATCTTTATGTAGGTGGTAACAGTGTAGTTAGCGGCAATCAAACAATACAAGGCAATGTTAATGTAACAGGATTAATATCAGTTGAAGGAGCATTTGTTTTAGGACAGGCTGCAGAACCAAGTGCAGAATTTAATGCTACTATTGCTTCTGATATTATACCAGGATTAAATGACACATATGATTTAGGTAATAATTTACTTAAATGGCGTCAAGTAAATGCAAGTAGATTAGACTTAGATTCAATTAGAATTGACGACGATACTATTAGCGTAACTAACACTAATGCAAGTCTTATCCTAAGACCAGCCGGAACTGGCAATGTAGAAATAGATAGCGATCAAGGATTGATATTACCATTAGGTAATAACGCATCAAGACCTGCAGGCACAATAGGTATGGTTCGCTTTAACTCAGAAGATACAATCTTTGAAGGGTACGATGGCATTGCTTGGGGATCATTAGGTGGCGTCAAAGATGTTGACCAAGATACATATATCAGTGCAGAAACTTCACCAGGTGCTGACAATGACGAACTTAGATTTTATACACAAGATAATTTAAAAGCAACACTAAGTGATACACTTTTTGATGTTGATGTTGATACTCAAATTAATCAAATACAATTAAGTGGAAACACTATTAGTACATTTGAAAACAACGACGACATCAATATTACTCCAAATGGAACAGGAGAAGTAGTTACTCCAAGTTTAACTGTTAGTGACTTAACAGACACAAGAATAACATTTAGTGGCACAAACGGATCACTTACTGATAATGCAAATTTAACATACGATGGTTCTAACTTAGAAATTACTGGTAATGTAAAACCACAAACTGATGCAGCAGGCGATTTAGGTACTGACTCAGAAAGATGGGCAACAGCATATATTGATAGTATACAAGTTACAGACGATGTTACAATTAATGATTACACTATGCCAACAGCAGACGGTACAGTAAATCAAATGATGAAAACTGATGGTGCAGGAGCTGTTACATTTGTTAATCCAGATGCGTTTGGTGGCAACCGTGTTTATGTAAGTAAAGCACTTGGTAGTGACGACAATGACGGCATTACAGCACCAACATTAACAATCAAACGTGCAGCACAGATTGCAACAAGTTTGGTTTATACTCCAACAACAACTGATCCTACAACTGAAACAGAAACAGCAGCACTAAGAGCAGCAGCACAAACTATCGCAGATGCTACAATAGTTTGGATCAACACTACATACCCATCCTTAACATACAATCAAGCAAAATGTAATAGAGATGTAAAAGAAATTATCGACAGTGCAATTTATGATTTGCGCTTTGGCGGAAATAGTAGAAGTGTTACAGCAGGTAAATTTTATTATGATGCAAACGGAAACACTTATATTAGTGGGCAAGAGACAGAAACAGCAGCAGCAGTAGGATATGCTAAATCACTTGCTGTTACATATTTGACAGGATCAAGAGCAACAGCAATAGGTGCAAGTTTTGATATTGTGTCTAATATAATTACAAGTTTAGGTGCAGCACCGACTGAAGTGTATCCAACAAATGTTACTAAAAATCAAATTACTATTCAAGTTGCAAGCGGCGACTATACTGAAGAAACATTTATACTTGCAGACAATGTATCACTTATAGGTGATAACTTGCGTAGAGTTATTATTCGTCCAGCAGTCGCACAGCAAGATGGTGTAAGAGTACGCAACAGTTCATATATAACTGGAGTAGTATTTAGAGACCACTTAGACGGTACAGGTATTCCAGACTTTACACATAGATTCTGTATAAGTTTTGACAGTCCTTTTGATACATCAGTATCAAGAGCAGGATATACAAACTTAACAGTTGAAAAAGCAGTTATCTTTACATCACCATATGTACAAAACTGTTCTGTTATTTCGTTTATTGGTGCAGGCGGCGTTGAAATAGACGGTACATTAGTTGATACTCCTAATGTTCCATCAAACCCAGAAGAAGCTGAATTCCCAGCTATAGGCGATGTACCTGAGCAAGGTAAGTCAATGGTTAGTAACGCATTTACTATTCTGTCATTTGACGGTGTAGCATGGCGTGTTGTTAACGATGCATATGCACAGATTGTTAGTTGCTTTGTTATCTTTACACAGCAAGGGTGTTTAACACAAAATGGCGGCTATCTATCAATTACAAACTCAGCATCAAACTTTGGTTTATTTGCTCTACGTAGTTCTGGTTATTCACAAAGTAGTTTTGATTTTAACAGAGGTGTAGTAAGTGGTACAGGTACAATTGACGCAAATCAAACATTAACTGTTATTGGTTTAGGTGAGCCTGCATTAGAACATTATGTTGCAGAAGTCTTTGATGCAAGTGCAACATCATTTAACTTAGAAGGCAATGCTCTTAGAATTACTGATAGCTTTACGCTTGATAGCCAAGACGGCATTACATTCCAAATTACTCCAGCTAACGTATTGATAAGTGGAAACACTATGTCGTTTTATACAGCGCCTGATTTCATAACACCAGCAAACCAACCGTTTGTTGATGGTGATGTAATTACATATCTTGCAAAGGGAAATCCAGAAGCAGACGGCATATATAACGAACTTACATATTATGTAAGTGATGTTACTTCTAATAGAATTGGATTGTATCATGACGAAGACTATACTAACCCAGTAACAAGATTATCTTTTGCTAACACTTCGGGAACACACGAATTCCGTAAGGGATACGAACATATTATTATTCAAGAAGTTGTTTCAACACACAATGACTATCAAGAAGTTGTATTACCAGCAGGAACATTTACGCCAGTAATTGGTGACTCTATTAGTGGAACGTCAGTAGGCGGCGATAATATTGTTGCATCGATACTTTCGTATGATGCAGCAGGCGCAGGTGGACCTACATTAATTGTTAGTAACGAACTTGTACAAGAAGGCGTCACACAAGTTAGAAGAAAGTTTTCTCCAGGTGATCAAATACTTACAGCAGAAATAGGTAATGCCGGTGCTGTTAGTGTACAAACAGTAAATGCTATTAATAATCTTTATACTTCAACATTTAAGGTTGCAACTTCAAGATCTAATGCAGTATCAAATATTTCTAATATGGCTCCGGGAGTTGGTACTCCTGGTAAGAAGCTCAACTTGCACAGACCAAGTATTACTAACTCATCTTCACACACATGGGAATATGCAGGTTCGGGTATTGACTATAACGCACTTCCACAAAATGGCGGCCAAACTATTTCATTCTATGAACAAGTTGATACACTCCCAGGGCGTGTGTATACATCAGGTACAAACGAACTTGGTGACTTTAAAGTTGGTAAATTTGTTGTTGCATTTAACAGAACAGGTAACATTGAATTTAAAAACAAAGTTACAGTTGGATTGCTTGACTCACTTGCGCTGAGTTTGTCATCAGGAGTTGAAGTTAACGAAATTAGTACTGATATTGAATTAGGCGATAACGAAGTTGGTGGTGCATCAGATTCAAGACTTGTTACACAACGAGCTGCAAGAAAATTCTTAGATAATAGACTTGGTGCATTTATTGATCAAAACGTCAGTACAAACAGTGTGCCAAATGCTGTTACACAGTTAGACAGTAGTGGTAAACTAAGTCCAGATGTTATTCCTCCAACAGGATTATTTACAAGTTATGAAGATGACGAATTTGAAGGTAGACTTGAATTACACTTACAAATTCCACCAAACAAACTTAATGCAGGTGATATTGCTGTTGAGAGATATAGTCAAGTTACACTTACTTTAAGTGTAGCATCAACTGTTGCTAAAGGAACTATTATTACTCAGTTAAATACTGGAGCAACAGGTGAAGTAAAACAAGACTTAACAAATGCAACAAACTTAATTGTTGTTAATGTTGCTGGAACATTTAGTAATAGTTCAAGTGACACAATTGCAGCAATCACAGGTACTCCGTACCCAACTGTTGTAAGTTCTGAAACTACAGAAACAGACAACTACTTCCTTGCTAATAACAAGTCAAGTCAAATGTTGATCTTAGACGAAAGTCTTACATATGATTTTACAAATATTATTGCAAACGATACTGCATTAGTTGGTAGTGTAAGCGGCGCAGTAATTAGTGAAGTAACATCGCATGATGTTGGTGTATTGATTACTATTAACTTTGTAGGATTTAATGGCGGTACTGAATATATAGCATCTGGTAACGTAACTAACGTTCCTTTTACAAATATAACAGGTAGTGGTAGTGGCGCAACAGCAGATATGAATGTTGTAGCAGGAACTATTGATACAGTTGATATTATTACAGGTGGTACTGGTTATGCTGTTGGTGATCAACTTAGTGTTGCAGATTCAAGTTTAGGTGGCCAAGGCGGTACCGGCGCTGATGCAGTGTTTATTGTTACAGATGTACAGAACAGATTATTTACTACGTTAAATCAAGCAGTTGGACTTGTGTTTGCACCGAGCGACTCTAACCCAGACTTCTTAGTTGACGATAGTCCTACTACTATTACTATCGCAGATTTAACTGTTGAACAAACAACTAATGTTGACGCTCGTGATACAGGTAGTGGCGGAAACATTGATGCTGCTAATAGTAGATTTAACATATCATCACATGGTCTATCAGATGGAGATCCTGTACTATACGATACAAATAGTAATATTTCATTAGGTGGTCTTGCAAACGGCAACACATACTTTGTAAAAGTAATTGATGTAAACAATTTTGATCTATACACTGACTATGGCGTTACTACACAAAAACTTACAATTTCAAGTACAAGTACTGGTACACACTTCTTAAAAAGACAAACAGTAAATACCGAATCAAACAGATTTTATAAAGCAGCACACGGAATTACTACAGGGCAAGCTGTAAGATTAGACGGAACAGATGTACCAAGTGGATTATTTGACGAACAAAGAGTATTTGTTGGCGGAGTTACAACAAACAGTTTCCAAGTACATACAAGTAGAGGCTCTGCATTATCAAGTTTAAATGGATTGCAAGTTGCACCAACAGAGTTAGCAGACACTGGTTCTGGATCATTAGCTCTTGAAATTCAAAATGTTGTTGTTAAGGATGTTGTAAACACCAGTGGACGAGATAATATAAATTGGAGTAGTTTAAGTACAGCAACTATTGACGCTGGTAATATTATTAGTGGGGTTATTGAAACTTCGAGATTGGGTACCGGAAGTGCAAACAATTTAACATTCTTAAGAGGCGACAGTCAGTTTGTTGAGGCTGTTCAAGGTATACAAACTCCAGCATTAATTGCAGGACAAACAAACCCAATTACACTGCAAGGTAGTAATTACGAAGAACCAGCTACTCCGGGAACATTTAGTTTCTACAACAAGCCAGAAATATCAATCGAAGTAGCAAGCACAAGTTCTCCAGGCGGAACGCCACAAGAACTATTAGGACTTGCACGTTTTGATTTTGATTACTTTAATGTAGATTCAACTGGTAAAGTTACTACAAAGGATGCAGCTGATGGTGGCGCAATTGATTCTGATACACTTGACGGAAGACAAGGATCGTTCTATCAAAATCCAATTAACTTAACTTCAGCAGTACCTCTTAACAAAGGTGGCACATATATAACATCATATAATAAAGGTGATATAATATATGCTGGAGCAGTAGTTGGCGCAGCAAACACAGATACATTATCTAAATTAGCTATTGGCACTAACGGAGATATACTTAGAGTTGGTAGTACAGGAATACCTGAATGGGGTAATGACATAATTTTAGGTAATATTAGAGTAGGTGTTACTGATGATAATACTATTGACACAACAACTGGTGATTTAAAATTAGACGCTGCTACAAATCTTGTTGTAGTTAATGACAATTTCTCTGTAAACGGAAATACAACACTTGGTAATGCTAATAGTGATACGATAACACTAACTGGTAAGGTTACATCAAGCATACTATTTACTGATACTAACAATGATATTGGTGATACAACTAACCAAGCAAGAGACATTTACCTAAACAGAAATTTAAACTTTGAAGGTACAAACGGTACTAACCAAATTATTGTTCCAACTAACCAAGCAGACGCATTAACAATAAAAGACGATGCTGGTACACCAGTTGAGCTAATGGTATTTACTACAACTACTGGTTCACCTAAAGTAACTATCAAAGGTGATCTACAAGTAGACGGAAGTACAACAACTGTTAATAGTACAACTGTAACTGTTGATGATCCAATCTTTACATTAGGTGGTGATACTGCTCCTGCAAGTGACGACAACAAAGACCGTGGTATTGAATATCGCTGGCACAATGGAACAGCAGCCAAGAAAGGTTTCTTTGGATACGACGATAGTGGAAGTGTGTTTACATTTATTCCAGATGCAACTAACACAAGCGAAGTGTTTAGTGGTACAGCAGGTAACGTAGTATTTGGTGAAGGTACATTTACAGGCGGTAAGTTTGGTAATGTTAAAATTGGACAAACTGGCGATAATGAAATTGACACAAGCACGGGCAACTTAACAATTGACAGTGCAGGCGGTACAGTTACAGTTGATGACAACTTAACAGTATCAGGTACTACAACATTAAATGGCAATGTAACACTTGGTGACGCAGCAGCAGATCTAATCACACTTACTGGTACAATCCAAGGCGGAACACCATTACGTTTTGAAGGTCCAACTGCAAATGGATTTGAAACTTCAATTACAATAACAGAACCAACTGCTGATAGATCAATTAACATTCCAAATGCAGGCGGAACGTTTGCTGTTGCAGGTTCAAGTACAACTACACAAAGTGCATTAGATATAAGTGTAAGCGCAGCTGGTGCAATTAGTGGTAGTGCAGAAGGACTTGGCACTGCTGATACACCAACTTTTGAAAGCCTTGTGCTAACAGATGGCACAAACGCAATTACATTTGAAGGCGATACTGACAATAGTTTTGAAACAAGAATTACTGTAGTTGACCCAACAGCAGACAGAGCAATTAACATTCCAGATGCAGACGGTACAGTAGTTGTAAGTGCTGGTACAAGCACAACACAAAGTGGACTTGATTTAGCAATTAGTGCAGCTGGAAACTTAACAGGTAGTGCTGAAGGGCTTGCTACAACAGATAGTCCACAGTTTGTTGGATTAACTCTAACAGGTGCATTAAATGTACAAGGCAATACAACACTTGGCAATGCAACAAGTGACACAGTTACTATTAACGGAACATTAGCTGGTGCAACTCCGCTACGTTTTGAAGGTGCAACTGCTAATACGTTTGAAACACGTTTTGATGTAGTAAACCCAACTGCTGATAGAATAATTAATATTCCAGACGCAAGCGGAACGTTTGCTGTAAGTGCTGGTACAAGTTCAACACAAAGCGGACTTGATTTAGCAATTAGTGCATCGGGTCAAATTAGTGGTAGTGCAGAAGGACTTGCTACAACAGATACGCCAACGTTTGGTGGATTAATATTAAGTAGTGCAACATCATCAGCACCAGTTCTTACATTAACAAACTCAAATGCTGATGCGCAGGGACCGACAGTTAGAATTGGTAAAACTACTACCGGTGAAGCTGATAATGACGACTTGGCAGATATCGAATTCTTTGGCAAGGACAGTGGTAACGTTGAACAGACTTGGGCAAGTATTAAAGTAGAGTCAGATGACATTACTAATACTACCAGAGATAGTAGTTTCCAATTTACAACATATTCAGCTAATAGTTTTTCAAACAGTCTTGTTGTAGGCAACGGTATACAAGTTCCAAGAGGTGAAGTATATCTTGGAGCAGGAGTAGATATTCGATTTGAAGGTACAACTGATAATACGTTTGAAACTACACTTGATGGTGGTGAACCAACAGCTGATAGATCAATTTCACTACCTAATGCAAGTGGTACTGTTGCATTGCTATCAGATATTACAGGCGGCGGCACCGGCGCATTTAGTTCACTTGCAATTGATACATCAATTGTATTTGAAGGATCATCAGCAGATGCAAACGAAACAACATTAACAGTAGTTAATCCAACTGCTGATAGAACAATTAATATTCCAAATAACAGCGGCACAATGGCAGTAGCTGGAGGTACAGCATCTACAACTACACAAAGTGCATTAGATACAGCAACATCAATAAGTGCAACAGGAGTCATTACTACAAGTGGTAGTGCAGAAGGACTTGGCACAGCTGACACTCCTACGTTTGGCAACTTAACATTGTCCAGGTCAGGCACAACAACGCTCAATATGTATAATAATACTTCGGGCAGCACTGGCGGCTTGATTCGTTCCAGGTTATCCAGCACTACACCGGCAAATGGCGATGTAATACTTAATATATTAGCTGAAGGTAGAACAAGCGTTCAGTCTGAGAGACCGTATGCTGAGATTGAGTTTATTTCAGATGTGGTTAACAGTGCAACTGCTGCTGGTAAGATTTCATTTAGAACTCTGCGAAACGGCACCACTGACACCGGTGAAAAAATGCGTATCGAAGGTAGTAACGTTGTTATTACTGCTCCTAATTTCTTAACGCAAGGTACTACTACATTAGGAGATGCAGCAACTGACACAACTACATTAACAGGTAGAATAAACAGTGATATTATACCTAATTCTACATCCGGCGCATATAGCTTAGGTTCGTCAAGTCGTCCATGGGGTACAGTTTACGGTACTGCAACATCGGCACAATACGCTGACTTGGCAGAAATTTATGCAACTGATCAAACATACAAGCCAGGTACTGTTGTAATGTTTGGCGGTGACCAAGAAGTTACAGCAGCATATCCGCAGGCAACAAGAAAAGTAGCAGGAGTTATATCAACAGACCCTGCATACTTAATGAACAGCGCAGCAGAAGGACAACCGATTGCATTAAAAGGTCGTGTTCCGTGCTACGTAATCGGAGCTGTTGAAAAAGGTGACTTATTAATTGCAAGTAACACAGCAGGCGTAGCAATGGTAAGTGAAGAATATATCGGCGGTGCTGTTATTGGTAAAGCAATTGAAGCCAGTAACGATCCGGGAATAAAAATTATTGAAATAGCAGTAGGAGTTCTATAATGGCAAATATAAATGTCAACAAGTTTGCAAAAGGAAGTTTAACATTTGAGGATGATATTAGAGAAGCATTTACTACTGTAAATAATAATTTTACAACAATAGAAGTAATAGGCGACTTTGATGGATCATATGCAAGTCTAACAGGCACACCAACAATACCGTCTACATTGTCAGACTTAGGTATAACAGACGGCAGCAACGGCCAAATACTACAGACAGATGGCAACGGAAACTTTACATTCGTTGACAAACCAGCAAGCGGTGGCGGTGTCGACGGCTTTGCTAATTTTGATTTTGGAGTAGCAGCAGACGATTCAACTATACGTCAAGTTACAAGCGGCGAAAGTATAAAATTTGCGGGTGGCGGCGATATTTCAACATCAAGCGATGCTGAGGGTAATATAACTATATCATATACTAAACCTTCAGGTGTAAGTGCGTTTGTTAACGATGCAAATTATTTAGATCAAACTTCATCTTTAGAATGGGCAAGGGTTAATAACGCTCCAACTACATTAGTCGGTTATGGTATTACGGACGCTGCAACATCTGCACAAGGTGTATCTGCAACATCTGCTGTGCAGCCAGGCGACAATGTATCGGGTCTTGCAAATGATGCAGGATACATAACAACAGGCGCAGATATTGATTTTGGTTCGTATAAGATTTTATATTCAAATGTGTATGCTGACTTAGTAGACTTGCCGACTGCAAGTACATATCATGGTATGTTTGCACATGTTCATGCTACCGGTAAAGGTTACTTTGCCCATAGCGGCAATTGGGTAGAGCTTGCTAATTCATCAGATGTACCTACAGCTACAAGCAATCTTACAAACGACAGTGGATTTTTAACAACTGTTGCTTTTGCAGATCTAACAAGTAAGCCAACTACAATATCAGGATACGGAATTACAGATGCGTTTAACGGAGAATTTGGTACGTTAACAAACAAGCCAACAACAATAGCAGGATACGGTATTACAAACGCTGCAACATCTACACAGGGTGCATTAGCAGACTCTGCTGTACAACCAAGTGATAACATAACTTCACTAACAAATAATGCAGGATATATTTCAGGCATAGGAAGCCTAAGTGTTAATGCACTAAGTGATGTAGATACTGTAACAACACCTCCTACACCAGGACAAGTGTTAAAATGGAACGGTTCAAACTGGGCACCAGGTGCTGATGCAACAACAGGCGGTGCAGGCACAGATGCAGACACATTAGATGGCTTTGATAGTGCATACTTTCTTAACTATAACAACTTAGCAAACAAACCAACATCACTTGGTGGAGAATTGGTAGTTGCTGCGGACGATAGTACAGAACAAATTATAGGCACTGGAGAAGTATTACAAATAGCAGGCGGCACAAACGTAACAACATCAAGTGACGCTGAAGGTAAAATTACAATTAGTGCAAGTATTTCAACTGTTGCAAATGCTACCGAAGCTGACACAGTTAAAACAATACAGCAGAGCGGAAGAACAGGTAATCACTTCTTAACATTTGTTCCAGATGATAATATCACAGCAGCCGCAGAAACAATTTACACAGATGCAGGAGTAACCTTTGATCCTGATACAAATGCTTTAGGTGTTACAGGTAATATTACCGCAGGAACATTGAATACTCATACCATTCCAGGTAGCACAGGCACATTGGCTCTTACATCTGATATACCAGCAGCATATACAGATAGTGATGTAAACACACATCTTAACGTAAGTGGTGCAGGCAGCAATGAAATATTAAGTTGGTCTGGCACAGACTATGCTTGGATATCATCACCAAGTGGTATTGCACTAACAGACATTAGTGTTAGCACCGCAGCGGCTGGTACTGCGGCTCTTACATATGCAAGTGCAACTGGTGTGTTTACTTATACTCCACCAGACCTAAGCACATATATACAAGAAATTACAACAGCAGACTTTGAAACAGGTACATTAATTGGATCAAGCGACGAAGCTAATTATGATGATACTGAAATTTTAACAGCAGCAGCAGTCAACAATTTAATTGCATCTATTACTTTGGCTACAGTAGTTGCTAATGGTGATGATGCGGCTGCACAAATCGCAACAACAGGGATTAGATTTGAAGGCGCAACTCCTGATGACTTTGAAACTTTTCTTGTAGCAGAAGATGTTGGGGCTGATAGAACTATTACGCTTCCTAACGCAACTGGTCAAGTTGCACTTGTAGCTGATATTCCAACAACTACTAATGAGCTTTCAAACAATAGTGGATTTCTTGTATCATCAGATTTATCAGGTTATGCAACACAATCATATGTAACTTCTCAAGGATTTGCAACAGAATCATATGCAGACGGTGTTGTAAGTGGATATGCAACACAAAGTTATGTAAATGGTCAAGGATTTGTAACTTCGGGTGCATTATCAACTTATGCAACACAATCATATGTAACTACTCAAGGATACTTAACTACTTCAGGTGTAGATAATCATTTGAATCTCCCAGGTGCAACAGCCGGCGAAGTCTTAAGTTGGACTGGCACAGATTACAACTGGGTAGCACAGTCCGGCGGTGGAGGCGATGTTGTTGACGATACAACACCACAGCTTGGCGGCAACTTAGATTTAAACTCAAATAATATTACTGGTACTGGCGATGTTAACATAACAGGTGCAGGTACATTTAGTGGAACTGTTACAGCTGACACATTTGAAACTACAAGCACAGGTGCAGCAACACTTGAAGCAGCAACTAACTTAAACTTAGATGCAGGTGATGCTGTTGTAATTTCAAATAGTGTTCTAAGATTAAAACAATACACAACAACACAGTTAGGTGCTCTTACAGCGCAAGACGGTGATCTTGCATTTAATACAACTGATAGCCGTTTAACTGTTTACAATTCAGGTTGGGGAGGATTAATATCAAATGTATCCGATGATACATCTCCAACGTTGAGTGCAAACTTAGATGTTGCAACGTATACGTTAAATAATGTGACTGGTATAGAATTAAAGCCATCCGTCGGTAATTCAACTACATTAAAAGCAGCACCATTAGGTGATGCATATGATTTATATTTACCGCAGACTTCACACACAGACGGAAGACTTAGACCGTTAATGAATGACGGAAGCAATTATCTAACTTATTTCTCAACAGCATCACATTATTTTGATGTAACTAATAATGGTGCAAGTGCATATACCTTTACAGACGAGAACAATTATTGGTTCCCTACAGCAGAAGATAATCCTGTATTGTATTTGCGTAGAGGAGAAGCGTACACATTTGATATGAATGCTGCGGGACACCCATTTGAAATTAGAGTGTCTAATGGTGGTGCAGCATATACGACCGGAGTATCTACAGTATCAAGCAACGAAACTGGCCAGGTTACAATTGTAGTTCCAATGAGCGCACCAGCAACACTGTACTATCAATGTACGGTACATGCAAGTATGGGTAACACAATTAATATTGTTTAAGGATTAATATGTCAGAAAAAGAATATATCGTAATATTAAACAAAGATGTAGATTACGACCAATTTAACACAGAAATGATTGCTTCGACTGGCGAAGGTGCAATACCCGGACGTACAGTAGGTGTTGCAAATGCTCGCCCAGGTAGTTATAGAATGACACACTATAACTTAACAGACGATGAAGCAACTGCTCTTAAAGATGATGACAGAGTATATGATATACATATTCCACCAGAAGATAATCCAGACTTAGTTATTGAACATAAAGCAACACAAACAGGCAATTTTAGAAAAACAAGTTCTATAACAGCCAGTGAACTACCTTGGACTATAGGTAGAAGTATAAACAATGCTGATCCATGGGGTAGTGGTGTAACTAATTACAACGGTACATATAACTATACTTTAACCGGCAAAGGTGTCGATGTTGTTATACAAGACGGCGGAGTAGATTTTGACGATGTTGAATTTACAGATGAAAATGGAGTATCGAGGTGTGTAGAACTTGATTGGTATACTGCCAGCGGAACAGCAGGAACTATGCCGGCTAATCATTATCTTGACTATGACGGACACGGATCGCACGTTGCAGGAACAGCATGTGGACGTACAGTAGGATGGGCAAGAGGCTCAGCAATTTATAGTCAAAAAATTGCTGGACTTACAGGCTCCGAAGGTGGCGGAATATCTCCAAGTGTTGCGTTTGATCAAATTAAACTTTGGCATCGTGCAAAGCCAGTTGACCCTGCAACAGGTTATAAACGTCCTACTATTGTTAACATGAGTTGGGGATATTTACTATACTATAACACAGTTACTTCTTTAACATTTAGAGGTGTAACGCATACTGATACAAATACTACACAAGAACCAAACGCCAATTATAGATATCAAAATTATGGTCTTGTTCCACTAAGTGGCGCAGCAGCTGGTCAAAATTATAAAATGAACAACAGAGTTAGTTCTGTAGATGTAGATTTACAAGAACTTATAGACGAAGGTGTTCATGTTTGTGTTGCAGCAGGAAACAAATATCATAAAGTAGATCGATCAGGTGGCACAGACTGGAATAACTTAGTAGTCACAAATACTGGGTCAGAGTATTATCATCGTGGAAGTTCTCCAGCAGGACCAGATGCTATATTAGTAGGTAATATGGATATTACATATCAAGGCGGATTAGAACACAAAGCAGAGTCAAGCGAATGTGGTCCTGGTGTTGATATATACGCACCTGGAACAAATATTTTTAGTGTTAGTAGTACAGATAATGCAGCAAACACAAATGATATACAAGCCAGTGGCCCTTCAAGAGTTCAAAATGCTTTAGACACAAGTAGTTATTTAATGAAGATTAGTGGAACATCAATGGCATCGCCAAGTGTGTGCGGTATGTTAGCATGTGTACTTGAATTGTATCCATGGATGACTCCTGCTGAATTAAAGCAGTGGATGATTGACAAAAGTACACCGGGGTTATTATACGAAGGTGCTACAGACGATTTTGACGACCAAGATAGTATTCAAGGCGGAAATAATAGAATTGCGTATATGCCATTTCAACGTTCAAAACCAATTGTAATGACCAACGTAACTTTTAAGAAGAGCTAAATACTGTAAGAGGAATATAACATGGCAGATTTAAGTTTAATTAATATTGGTAATTCAGCAAATGACGGAACAGGTGATGATCTGCGAGAGGCTTTTGTAAAAGTAAATAGCAATTTAAATTTAATTAATAACGAAGTTGCAACACTTGACCAAACTACTGCAAGTAATGCAGGTAGCGGAGTTGAAATATTTGCTGGCGAAACATCTAATAATTTAAGTTTTAAAACACTTGTTGCAGGAACTAATGTTGGCATAACATTTGATAGTACAACAATAACTATTGCTAATACACAGCCTGCATTTACAGTACAAGGCGATGGCGTAACTCAAACTGATATTAGTACATATAATAATCTACTTAAAGTCGAATCTGTAGGCACAGTTGATACGGTTACAATTGAAGATAATAAATTAAAAATAGCTACAGCATTAGTTAATGATTTGTCTCCGTCCTTAGGAGGCAATTTACAAGGTAACGACTATAGAGTTGTTGCAGATATGCAAGGTGACATATATGCAAGTGACGATAGTTCGTTAATTATTGATAGCCAAACACAAACCTTTTATGGCAACGTGGACGGAACATTAGGCGGAACTGACTTTACTCCATACCTTACCGAATACGATTTTGGATCCTTTAGCACTATACAAGTCAACAATGTATTTGATTTAATAATTTCAACATCTAATGTTGAATTTGGTAGTGTTACTTCACCTTCAGCAATAGATTTAGACTTAGGCGAACTGGTATCAGTATAATACGATAAATATTATAAAGGAATCGTGTATGCATCTTTGGAGCGAAAATCAAGTTAATTTAGGTACATTTTCTGAGGAAGTAACAATTTCTCAATTACCTTTACCTATTTCTGATAGTGTTGATAGTACACAAGTTGTATTGAAAAAAATAAGTGGCGAAATTCCCCCTGGTATAAAAATAGATGAAACTAACTTAGTCGGTACTCCGATGCAAGTAATAAAATCTACAGATTATAAATTTGTAATTAGAGCACAAATTGGAGTACTGTTTCAAGATAATACATTTACAATGACTATTGTAGGTCCTGATTCACCTGTTTGGACAACTAATGCAGGTAGTCTTCCGGTAGGTAATAATGATCTTACATTTATTTTAGATAATAGTGTAGTTAACTATCAATTATTTGCTACTGACGACGATTTACCAGCAGGTGATGTTTTAGAGTATTATATAAAATCAAATAACGGCGAGTTACCGCCTGGATTAAAATTAAGTACAGACGGAAAAATACAAGGTATTATCGATCCTTTATTAGCATTAGATGCAGCAGCAGCATCCGATGGTGATTTTGATATTACAACATTTGATAGTCAACCGTATGATTATAGTGTTCAACTTTCGACACAAGGATTTGATAGCTTTTTCTATGACATTGATCAATACGATTCGTCAAGAAGAGATAAAGCACCAAAAAAACTTAACAGGACGTATGAATTTATTGTAACTGTTACAGACGGTGACGTTGAAGTAAACAGAGTATTTAAAATATTTGTTGTAGGCGACGACTTCCTTAAAGCTGACAATACATTAATGACAGCAGGTAGTGGGACATTTACTGCTGACGGGACATCATTTAGAAATATTATATGGCTAACACCAGATAAGTTAGGTGTTAGACGAGCAAATAATTATATGACTATATTTTTAGAAACACTCGATCCTGCAAATTCTAATGGGTTAATAACTTACGAGTTATTACCATTAAACGGTGACAATACTAAAAGTGAATTGCCTCCAGGATTACAATTAGACGGACTTACAGGAGAACTTGCTGGACGTACTCCATATCAAGCAGCTATTAGCGAAGACTATAAATTTACTGTTAGAGCAACAAGATTTAAAGCTAATTCATCTTTGGAAAATGTTACTTTTACAATATTTGAAGATGTATATCCTGCAATAAGATCTAATGTAGGAGAACATTTTATTAAGATTAATAAACTTAATGACGTTGATCTTGAGCAAAGTTTAATAGGAACTATATGGAGATTTCCGTTTAACAATACATTAACAATTCTTTCTATTAATACACTAAATGAAAATTACGACGAAATAAGAATAAAAGAAAGAGTAATATTTGCTGATCCACAGGCTATTGTACCTTACGATCCATTAACAGAAGTAAATCCAGCAGAAACAATTCCAGTTATTAGAAAAAATCAAGAGTACACTCAAGTTATTAATACTGGTATAGAAGTGGATACTATAAGCAATAGTAAAACATTTTCTATTAAATTCTTAGGAGATGTAGACAGTGAAATAGTATGGAACACTGATAGCGATTTAGGAATTATTAGATCAAACATCATAAGTAATTTAGAAATATCAGCAACTTCGTCAGTTCCTAATGCAAATGTAGCTTATAACTTAGTAAGTGGAAGTTTGCCTCCGGGTTTAGCTATTAATCAATTAGGGCAAATAATTGGTAAAGCATCACAATTTGCTACTGATACTCGAAACGGGTTAATTTTCTTTGATAGTAATAGTACCACATTTGATGCAGGAACTACATCTTTTGATCGAAAATTTACATTTACTGTTAGTGCAAGAGACAAGTACGGATACGATGTAACAACAAGAACGTTTACATTGCAAGTAAATGATCCTTCAGAAGCACTATATAGTAATTTATATTTTAGACCAATGTTAAGGTCAACACAGCGTAATAAGTTAAACACGTTCTTTAAAGATAGTAATATTTTTAATCCGAATCTAATTTATCGATTAGATGATAACAACTTTGGTGTAGTTAAGAAATTAGAAATGTTAGTATATGCAGGCATCGAAACTAAACAAGTATCATCTTATGTTCCTGCTATGGCAAAAAACAAAAGACGACAACGAATGCAATTTGGCAATCTAAAAAAAGCAATTGCTACAGATGCAAATGATAATATTGTATACGAAGTAGTATACTTAGAAGTTCGTGATCCAAATGAGCCAACAACAGGCACAGTTATGGATCAATTTTACATAAATGTAAACGAAAAATTATCAGCTGATATGGTGAAATTAGAAACAATAGACGATGAAAGTAATGTAGGTGAAGGAATTACTTCTCTTGTTATTGATGGCAGAAACTTTGACCCTGTGTATACTATTGACGATATAGTTTTAGAAATTTTTACAAGAACAGGAAGTTTGTTAGTACCGATTGATGACTTTAGTTTGGATGTTAGAAATGACCCAGAAGACGTAGAAATTAATTTAAATTATAGTAGTCCTGAAACAAGACGACAACGTCCAGAGGGTGATACTATAACAGTTGATAGTAATCTTGTAACAATTAATAGAGGCAATGATCAAGTAAGATATGTTTCTAACACACAAAAAATGCGTGATGCAATAAGTAATGTTGGATCTACAGAAAGAGAGTTCTTGCCTAAATGGATGAGAACTGCTCAAGAAGGTAGTTTACAAGAATTAGGTTACATAAAGGCAGTTCCTTTGTGTTATTGTAAACCAGGTACAGGTCAACAAGTTTTAAATAATATCGAAGCAAGTAGTTTTGATTTTAAGAATATAGATTTTGAAGTAGATAGGTATGTAATAGATAGTACTGTTGGTAATAGCAACGAACAGTATCTAAAATTTCCTGACTATAAATTAAACGTATAAATACATTGGAGATTAAATTATAATGACAAGTCAAATTAATGTAAGTAATATAAATGCAGACTTTCCAGTTGCAGGCCAAGATAACGATAGTCAGGGGTTTAGAACTAATTTTGATAATATCAAAACAGGATTAGAGACAGCCACTACAGAAATTTCTGCTTTACAAACAAATACAGCAAAAACAAATGCAGATAATGATTTTGCAGAAAATAAAATTAAAAAAGCAATCTTACAAGATGTGTCTGAAGAAGTACAAGTACTAATAAAAGGTAGCCAAGAAGTAAACGTAGATGTTGACTACGAACTTGCTGCTATACACAAGATTACAGTTAGTGCGCCTACTACAAATTTAAGATTTATTAATTGGCCAGATGCAGGTACTTATGGTAGAGTAATAGTACACTTACTTAAAAATGTAGGTGGCGGCAATGCTTTAAATGTTAGTGTTAACACTGACGTTGGTGGTAACATTAAAGTAGATAGCGCTCAATGGGGATCATATAGAACTATTCAAGTAGACAGTGTTACAGAACCAACAATCATAGAATTATATAGTTATGATGCAGGTAATACTGTATACGTTAACAAGTACAGTTATATTGACTTGCCAGTATCAATAGACCCAAATGCAGGTGCATAATGCATCCGTTAATAAGTAACTTAGATACTCTGTCAGACTCCGAAGTCGAAGAAAAGATTTTTAAACTTAATAGAGCATATCACATGTCTCACAATCAAGAAGTGCGGCATCAAATTATTATTACATTAGACACTTATAAAATTGAATTAGAAGAAAGACTTGCAAAGAAAAAAGTGCAAGAAATGGACAATCAAGGCGAATCAGGACTTGACAATCTGATTAATATCAGTTAAACTGTATGTATGCTTATGAAAACAGACTCTCTCGGTATTCCGCGATTTACAAATAAAGACTTAGTCGATATGATCTATTCAGGTCATGCGGATAAAGTTCATGTGGTACTATGTGATGCAAACGATGATGTAGACAAGTTCAACGCCGCTATGGAAGAACAAGGATTTGACAAGCTACAGAAGTATATCCCATTAGATGTAGATCAAAAGACATTTGACGGTGTATGTCAAAGTGAATGGTTTATGCCTGACGAATACAAAGACATTAACGTATATGAATACGTATTAGGCAAAGCAGAAACACCCTGTCCACAGCATGTACAAGATCGTATATGGCAAGAATTAGATGCTTTTAGAGAACGTGGCATGAAAGACTTACTACGTTATATGATCTATCTTGTAGACTACATGCGTGAGCACGACATTGTATGGGGCGTAGGTAGAGGTAGCTCTGTAGCATCATATGTGTTATACTTGATAGGTGTACACAAAATTAATTCAATCCAGTTTGGCCTGGATTGGCGAGAGTTCTTAAGATAAGTAGACTATAAGGAGAATATTATGGCTAAACAAAAAATATATCAAACTATGCAAGGTAAACAAATTGACATTGACTTGCTAAGAAAAAGAAACGAACTTACTCCAGCAGTAGGTAATTCACGAGTTAACGCTCGAGGAGACGAATTAGGCCCAGGCGGAAAAATTGTTAAAAATAGACAAGACAATGTTCAAGCATACTACGAAAGTCCAAATGCAGTATCAGGAGAAGTAGTGCCAGATCCAGTTGTTGAACCGCCTGTTAAAAAACCTGCAGAAGTAGCAGCAAAACCTAAAACACGTTCAACAGCAAAACCTAAAACTAATATAGAAAAAGTAGTTGAGCAAGAAAAACTTGACGAACAAGATGAATGGGTCGAAGACGACGACGGTAACTTTGTACAAAAAGGCAAATAAATAATGGCAATTAACTTAACTGCAATAGAAGGCTCATTGACGCCTATTAGAGATCATATACTTGTAGAAGAAATGCATTTTGGTGAGCAAAAAACTAAAAGTGGATTAATTATACGAAGTGATGACGGAGAAACAAGAGGCATTTACCCACGCTGGGGTAAAGTATATGCCAAAGGTCCTGAAAATAAAGACGAGTATGATGTAGGAGATTGGATTCTTATTGAACATGGACGTTGGACACGTGGTATATTGTTTAATGAAGACGGCAACGAAAAAACGCTACGTCGAGTAGACCCCGAAAACGTATTAGCATACAGTGATAAAAAACCAGACGGCGTAACTATCGGAGCAGAGTATGCAGACGGCGATCATGCTACTGTTGATCCAGGTTCATTTGTAAATCCTAACTAAAAAGAGAAAATTATGACAAACCCATTTGAAGATATTGAACGCTTTGGTACAGCATGTGACCAACCAGCAAGTGAAGCAAACTACAAAATGTATCTAAGTCTTATTGATGAAGAAGTAGGTGAGCTTGTAGAAGCAGTGGCAGCAGATGACAAAGTCGAACAGCTCGACGCACTAATTGACATCTTGGTTGTTACTATGGGCGCAGTACGTGCCGCAGGTTGGGACGGAGAAGCAGCCTGGAAAGAAGTAATGAATACTAACTTTGCAAAGATTGACGCTGATACAGGCAAAGTTCGCAAACGTGAAGATGGAAAAGTACTAAAGCCAGAAGGCTGGAAGGCTCCTGAACTTGCCCAATTTATTTGAAATATTTAAAGACTTTGAATGGTACGACTTTTTAGTCGTAGCAATATTCGCAAAAGTATTTCAAGTTTTAGTTATTATTACACTAATGGGTGGTGGTATAGTAACAGCAACAATATTAGCCGTAGTTTGGCAATTTTGGTTAGCCTACGAAAAATTTCGTACAAAATATTAAAAAAACTACTTGACTCCTAATAGTTTATGCGTTATAATATAGTATAAATTATTAGGAGTTTTTTTAATGGCAACACACGGAATGATAGACTTAGAAACGTTAGGTGTAGAACCTGACAGTGTTGTAATGACTCTGGGTGCCATTAAGTTTGATCCATTTAAAGACTCAGAACCACATACCCCGTTATATCTACGAGGTGACATTGAGGATCAAACTGAAAATTTTAATCGTTCAATTGACGATAATACATTAGCTTGGTGGGGGAGACAGGACCAAGCAATTCAAGACGAAGCATTTGGCGATCATGACGACCGTGTTACTGTACCAGAAATGTTACGTCAACTTAACAAATGGTGTGTAGGATTAGATTATATTTGGTGTCAAGGTCCTACATTTGATTTTGTAATACTACAGCATCTATATAAAGAAGCACAAACACCCGTTCCGTGGAACTTCTGGCAAATTAGAGATAGCAGAACATTGTTCGCTATGATGCCGAGTGATCCACGTAAAGCAATTCAAGAAAGTTTACATAATGCACTTGCTGATTGTTTTTATCAAGCAAAGTGTGTACAGCAATCTTACAAACATTTTGGAGTTACCTCACGATGATAAAATCAAGTCCTATTAACACATTACAGCAACTAATGATTATTACCGCAGAAGAGTGCGGAGAGCTTACACAACGCTGTTCAAAAATTGTACGCAAGTTTAAGTACAAAGAAGAAATTACAGATGAGCAACGTGTAAAATTACTTGAAGAAATTGGCGATGTGCAATGTATGATTGAACTTATGATTGATCACGGAATTGTATCGCATCACGACGTGGCTGACCGCAGTAGTTATAAACGAGAAAAATTAAAGAAGTGGAGTACATTAATTGAATAGTGTTTTTGCAGGACAACGCACATGGCAAGTTCATGTAAATGAAGTATTTTTAGGATACGAGTATGCTGCCGAAGAATCAGTTGTAATTGAAAAAACAATGCGAAAGTTTGGCTCGCCGGCACTGTGGGGTGCAGAGCAATATACTGTTGAAAAAATTAAGTGGGAAGATGAAGAAGATAAAGTCTGACAGTAAGAAGTTAGTTCGAGATTGGAAACTAAAACTGTATGCACAAGGCAAACTCAATGATAGAGAAGTTAATAAAAGAGCAAAGGAATTTGCTCGTAAAGGCATGAAAGTATCTGAATGATAAATGATATGACTGAAGACCAATGGGCAATAATGGTATGTTTAAATAAGGAAGACGATGATTGGATTTTTGTTACTGAAGACACAGGCAGTTGTGACTGGAATTTAAAACCTGTGTTATTTAATGATATTAACGAAGCAATAGCGTATGCTGGAACATTTGCACTTCCGGACTTAGAAGAAAATGTTCAAGTAGTAAATTTTAATAAGGATTGAAAGATATAATGAAGTATGTAATTGATATTGACGGTACGATCTGCAAGGAAGTAATTATTCCAGATAGCGGCGGCAAGAAGGATTATGCAAATCATATTCCAATGCCAGAACGCATTGCACGAGTAAATGCTTTGTATGATGCAGGACATACAATTAAGTATATGACTGCTCGCGGGTGTGTTAGTGGCGTTGACTATTACGACCTAACCAAGAACCAATTAGATGGATGGGGTGCAAAGTATCATGAACTCAGTGTAGGCAAAAAAGAAAACTACGATGTATGGATTGACGACAAAGCATTTTGGAGTGAAAACTTCTTCCGTGAAACAGGAGAGAGTTATGAGTAAAGTATATTGGTGTGATCCGCCAAGCGGTTGGAAGTATGGATTTCCTAAACCAATGCCAAGCACCTTGGTAGAAGACGAAAGTATCTTTCCATGGTTGGTGAGCGAAGGATATCCGCAGGCAGAGATTGATGCTTGCGGTGACCATTTCTATTGTAGGTATTGGGAGACAGACGATGAGTGATCATATGGATTGGATTATTAAATGAGCTATAAGATCGAAGCCGCCTCTAAAGAAGAATGGGCTGAAAGAGCCTTATCTGGTGAGAAGAAGTTGACTGGCTTGAAAGATAGTGTTAGAGAGTTGTT